CCCGATTGAGTTGAAGTCGACCGTCAATCCACTTGACCGTGCAGTCGATCTTTTCTATCCGTCGGCGCTTGCGGCGATGACTCGATGCACTGAGGCAGAAGCCAAGTATCTCAAAGGATGCCGCACAAAAGAAAAAGTATCCAAATGGATACCCGATGTTGCACGCATCGCCAGCGAGATCGCACCGATCATGCGCGGGCTATTGGTTCTGCAAGGTCACAGCGACCGCGCAAGCGACGGCATCGCAATTGCCAACGCATTCGCAGAGTCGATCAAGACCGAAGCACGCAATGCAGACTGGCACAACACAGGACACACCGATACGGCCGTGGCACTCGCCACGCGCCTGATTCAAGAACTCATTCAAACCAACAAGGAGCAACTATGAGCAACATCGAAACACGCAAGGCTGGCGCAGTAAAAGTAACCAAGCGAGAAGGCGAACTCGTCCCGGGCGAGCCGCTGGTGCTCGCAGGCGTTGCGGCGAATTGGAACCGCTACGACATGGGAACCACATACGAGCGTCTTGAGCCGACTTGCTTTGACGAGTCGATCGCAGCCGACGGCGAGAAGATTGTGCTGCTGTGGAACCACGACACTGCCAAGCCGATGGGTCGAGTCAGCGCAGGCAATCTAGATGTGTTTGCTGATGCGGACGGCCTCGGATTCGAGTGCTCGCTTCCCGAGACGGATACGAGTGAAGAAGCGCATGCCTTGGTCAGTGCAGGCATTGTGACGCAGTGCTCGTTCGGGTTCATCTCGCTTGCCGAAAAGTACGAACCGCCTGCCAAAGGCGAGACCAAGGGGACGAGAGTGATTCAAAAGGCTCGCCTTTTGGAAATCTCCGTCGTCACCTTTCCCGCGAACGAAGAAGGCACATATGTCGAAGCCCGAGCCGAGCAACCGAAAGCCAAGAAGCGAAAGATCTACCTGCCTCCACAATTTTGATCTAGACCCCTTGCGAGCGAAAATCCGTTTGCGATAATGGGGTCATAACTGAATAGAGCCTCGACCGACGCTGCCTGACGGCGATCGATCACGAGAGCGGACTTCCGCGAACTCCCCGAGAGCACGCTGGCCCGATGCGTACTTAGACCTTCCGCATTTTGCTGCGTGTTTTCTTTTATACACGCAAGGAGTTTTGAATGACCAACAAGAACCAACTCGATCGTGGCTCCGAAGATTACAGCCACCTTTTCTCGCAATACATGAAGCGTGGCGCACGCTCAATGACCGACACCGAGATCCGTGCTTTGAGTGAGACGAGCGGTGGAACGGTTTTATTTCCAACTGTCTACGCCAAGAAATTCGACGAGACGCTTGGCGACGACACTGTTTACAGCCAAGTCAGCAAGATGATCGTGAACAGTTCAACCGTGAGCGTTCCAATTATCACAAGCGCACGCACACCAGTCGGCGGTTTCAATGTGCAGAATAATCCTGGCGAAGCAGGCACTCTGATCGACGCAACGACAGCGGCGACACAAGTCACCGTTCCAACCATTGCGCTACCCGGTACAACTACTTCAGGCACATCCACGGCCACTCTTGCGCTCAAGCGCATCAGCGTCATGGTCAAAGTGTCAAACGAATTGCTAGAGGATTCTGCGGGTCAAGGCGATGCCAGCGTTGAAAGTTGGATCGTGCGTCAAGCCGCGCAAGACATCGGCAAAGAAATCAATCGTCAAATCATGCTTGGCAACGCAAGCGGCACAGTCACTGCGGGCACAGGCGCAACCGCTGGCTCCGACTCTTGTCACGGATTGGCGAGCACGCTGAAGCGATACAGCACGCGCAGCATGACGACGACGACATTGACTGGATCGAGCAACGGAAATTTCAATTCTGGTTCTGCTCACGGTCTGGCTTCACTAATGACTTTGAACAGCATGGATTTTCTGCAAGCGGCATATTGGAACAGATGCTCATTCATTTTAAATTCTCAAATAAATAGAAATTTTCTTCCAACAAACACAATGAATCTTGCATCGTGGTCAAACCCGATGTTCATTGCAGAATCAAAATTGTTTGCACGACCATTGATTTGGGCTGAGTTGTGTGGAGCAAGCCGCGCGGGACTTGCTCCTGACACTGGCGAATTCCTCGCAATTCTCTGCGACCTCTCCCGCT